GTGCGGCGTAGATACCGTCCATGTTGTGTATTGCGTGTTGTTGGCAATGATGTTGTGTAACATCGCTAGGATTTCTATCTGCTTCATGCTTGTCCCCTTGCTCGGATGGCGGTGGCACAGTTCAGCGCAATAGCTTTTGTGTAGTCGTGGTGTGCCTCACACACCTTCGCACACGCCTCACGCTCTGCGGCAACGGCCTCATCAATACGTTTTAGCCAGAGTTGCGCGTGTTTGGTGCTGTAATCATTACGAAGCAGTTTGGCAAAGCGTTCAAGACCTTCATCACTCAATACCCAAGCGGTTGAGTTCCAATCTTCTCTTGGCGCAACCTCACAAGCCTCCCGCGCCATGCGGATGATGTCATCTTTGGTCATGATGCCTCCGTTAGCTTTTGCAGGCGCTTGAAGTACTTCCACCCCTTGGCGTCCAGCATTAGATACTTGGTACGGATGTCGTCCTTGTGGGTGACTTTGCGGATCAGGCCGGCAAACTCCAGCTCATCTATTGCGCGGTGCGCCGTGGCCGGTGAGCCAACGCCCAGCTTCATTGCCTCAGTGATGGTCAGTGCGTTGCCGCGGTGGTCGTACAGACCGATCTGCTCCAGCAATTCCAGATGGCGTGGGCCAAGCTGGGGGTGCTTGATGTAAAAGTTGCGGCGTTCAGCCAGCAGTTCCATGATGTTCATTAGCTTCTCCAAGGCATGCGGCCGGCGGCCTGGTGTTCTAGTTCTGCAACCTTATCGCGCAGCTTGACGATCTCGTCGTAGAGATAGTCGTACTGCTGGCGCAGTCTGCGGTTCTCATTGCGCTCGTACTCGATGCAGGTGTGCTGGTCGTCGGGATTCTTGATCCCACAGTCAGGGCAGTTCTTCATTCGCTTTCTCCTTCTATGATGCTGGTCCTCTTGTACACGGTCATTGAGATGTCCATCAGTTCAAAGAACTCATGATCCATCGCCTTTCCAAGGGTCGTATAAGCAATAGCAAGGGCGAACAAAGCTACGTTTGCGCTCTCCTCCTTTTCCTGTACGATGTTGACGATATCCGCCGCCAAGTCTCGAGCCGCCTCGAGATCGGCGTTCAGTTGCTTCTTGTCCATTGCTATTCCTTTTTGGTCTTGGGCTGATAAGTATATCAAACATATTGCATCTGTCAACACCTACCTGTTACATATGAGACGTGCCGCACGAACAGACGCAAATCAGACCCAGATCGTTGAGGCGCTCCGAGTGATCGGCGCCACGGTGAGGGTGATCAGCCAGGGCGAAGGGATACCCGACTTGCTTGTGGGGTTTATAGGATCAGATGGGATTGGCCGTACAGCTCTCCTTGAAGTAAAGGATGGGAGGAAGCCGCCGTCTGCGCGCGTGCTTACGCCGGCCGAGCAGAAGTTCTTTGACGAGTGGCGGGGTGGTACGCTGGCAATAGTCAACTCTGTGGACGAGGCGATTGCTGTGGTATTGGGGATGGGATAAAGTGGAGGGGCGGTAAGCAGTTGCCGCGTTTCATTGCTTCTCCTGTTGAGGGATTGTGGGGTCTGAGATGGCCCCACCTTTTTTCCAGGATCAACACGCATGGGGATTGGGATGTGTGCAGGCTTTGGTTTAGCCTGCTGGATGGGTGGTTCATAGCCCTACAAAACCAAGCTCTGGCCCATGACTACGGTGCGGTCGTTCGAATCGACCAACCAGTCCCCAGCCGTGTTGGTGAATGAAGATCCCGCAAAAAGTCCGCTCTACCGTCGGAGCCATGTCGGGGATAAACGGTAGCACCAACAACCAACACGCATGGGGGCTGAACCGGGTTAGCGCCGGGGTAACTTTAGAAGTGTTGTTCAAGCCGCCACTGCTTTATGTGAGCAGCCCTCAGCCGTGTTGGGTGTTAAGCCAGCGATCGAGGATGCCGACGCAGGTAGTTTTCTGGCTTTCCTGCCTGCCTAGTTGAAAGCCGAATCGAGCCCAACACTTGACATAGATTTCCACCGCCAGATAAAGTTGCCGCGTTGGAAGTGGAAAACCAACAAAGTAAAGCTGTTAGATCAGATCCCGGCCCCGTGAGGGGTTGTCGGCTCCTCCCCGTGAGGTGTTGGCTTTTCCACTCGGGGTCTGTTCTAACAGCTTTTTTTGTTTTCGTTTCACTCTAACCGACACAAGAGTCGGCGGGAAAGATCTCATACAAACGGCAGGAACCGAGTATCTGTAAAGCGTCGTGGCGACAGAGAAAGGGTAGTACCGGGCGAGCAGGGTCACTACGTTCTGGCTTGTGTTGTACCCCGGACAGAAGCAACCCCATCCGGGCGCGTAGGGATAGAGTGGATTCGACAGTAGCTATACCAATCCAGTCCTTCAATGTGACGGTACACGGTGGCAATGATAGGTCTGCCTCCCGGTGACGTGGTCAGGGAACGCCGCATGTTGAGCGGATAACACTGGGAGATAGGATGTGGCGAACAACTTTACACATCCCCTGAATAGGCGAGCGAACGACCGACGGTTCAGGTAATGCTATGTAGGCGGCTAAGGTCGCCGATAGGCATAGCTTTCCCAAAAACTGCTCACTCACTCTCTCGGGTTCAAATGGAAGACGATCTTTACTCATCTGATGCTTGGAAAAATGCTACGCCAACACAGCGTATGGAGTTTGTTTCCAAGTTAAGGGCAAGCAAGAAGATAGAGCGAGAGCTTGTTGCAAAAGAAGAAAAGAAAAAGAAGATGGTCGCTGCGCCTGCAGCCAAAGCAAAGCCAAGTGCATCTTCAAGAAGGAAAGCAAGGAAGATTTCTCGAGCAGAGAGAAGAAAGATCAGGCTTCAGAAGCTAGAAACGTTACCTGCCAAGGTTTCTGTTGATGGCATAGACGTTACAACCAATGAGTTCCTGTCCACATATCAATGGCGAAAGGTCAGAATGGAGGCCCTGAAGAAATATGGTCCCAAATGCATGTGCTGCGGGGCTACGCCTGCCACCGGCGCCGTGATGAATGTAGACCACATAAAACCGCGCAAGCTGTTCCCGTCCCTGGCACTCGATATAAACAATCTTCAAGTCTTGTGTCATGAATGCAATCACGGCAAAGGCAACTGGGATCAGACTGATTGGCGGAAATAAAAGTACTCTTCTTTCTCCAGTATTTGGAAACACAAGTTTTAAGCTGTCACTTAGGTGACATTTTTTTGTTGACGGGTGGTGCACATAAGCGTACATTTCTGCACATGGCAGCAGCAAGACTGTCATTCATCAATCAACAAACAGGAGTTAGCAATGAGCGTTAAAGAAGAGTCTGGTGTTATTTCCCCGCCGAAGTTCGGCACGATCCAGTTCATCATTGAGGGCACTGCCCCGCTGGTGGTGGAGCGGTTCAGCAAGAAAGCTGAGCTGATGGCCAAGATGGCTGAGGGTTCGTCGGCAAAGAATAAGAAGGAGCGTAGTGCGCGCGACTACGACAAAGAGGCGGAGGAGGCCCGTTACCGTTCGCCCGAGGGCTGGGAGGGGATGAATGCTGCTGCGTTCCGTGCGGCCATGATCAGTGCCTGCCGGCTGGTGGGTTTCAAGATGACGCTGGCTAAGCTGTCTACGTTCATCGAGGCGGACGGGTTTGACAAGAACGATGGCGTGCCGCTGGTCCAGATCTATGGTGACAGCCACACGTACACGGCGCATACCCGTAACGCTACTGGCGTGGTGGATGTGCGTTCACGTCCGATGTATCGCCAGTGGGCGGCCAAGCTGTCGGTGCGGTACGACATGGACCAGTTCAAGATGACGGATGTTCTTAACTTGGTGGCCCGTTGCGGGATGCAGGTTGGGATCGGAGCTGGGCGCCCGGATAGCAAGGCGTCAGCTGGGTGTGGGTTTGGCCTGTTTAGGGTTGTGCCGACCGAGGTTGAGGGTGAGGTGAAGAAGAAGTTCAAGATCAAGTAATCCGCTAGGCAGGCTGGGCTAGGAGCGCAGCGGTTTGGTACGTTGCGGCTCGGCCCGGCACGGCAGGCCTGGATAGGCGCGGCGCGGCTCGTTACGGATTGGCTTGGATTGGCAGGCTAGGAGAGTCCGAGTTAGGCGTGGCATGGCAAGGCAGGCAAGGCGGGGCGTGGCATAGCGAGGCTGGGATGGGCAAGGCAGGCAAGGCACGGAACGGCACGGATCGGAATGGTGGGGTCGGGCAGGCGAGGAGAGGCTTGGCAAGGACGAGCAAGGCGTGGTTTGGCAGGCAAGTCGAGGCCGGGCACGGCGCTTACTGGTCAGTTGAGGCGGGGCAGGCATGGCACGGCGTGGCCAGGAGAGGCGAGGTGCGGTGTGGCATGGAGAGGCAGGCTAGGTTCGTTGCGTCCGGGTACGGCATGGAGTCTTGAGGCAAGGCAGGCATGGATAGGTAGGACTACGTGTGGTCAGGCTGGGCAAGGCAGGCAATTTTTTAACAGGAGAATGAAATGAGTTTGGATATTGAAAAGTCAGTGTTGATGGATATCGCCAAGAAGAACGGTGGCATCCTTCAGGTGGACGCAGTGTTGGACGAGGCAAAGGACGAGAGCAGTCCGTTGCACGGCCACTTTGAGTGGGACAACAGCGTTGCCGCGGAGGCGCACCGTCGCTACCAGGCGCGGGTCCTGATCCAGCGGTGCAAGATCACCATTGTGGAGTCAGAGCCGACCACGATTCGTGCGTTTGTTAGCCTTCAGTCAGACAGAGAAGCTGGCGGCGGTTACCGCATGACGACCAAGGTCATGGACGACGCGGCCCTGCGGGAGGAGCTGATGCACGACATCCGTCTCACCATTGCCCGGTGGAACCAGAAGCTCAACCTGCTGGATTCGGTGACGGCGGACCTGATCTACAAGCTCGAGGCGTCCGTGCGGGTGGCAGATGCCCCGATGGAGAAGCGGGCGTGAGGCGCGCCCTAATCTTGGCGCTGTTGCTGGCAGGCACGGCGCACGCAGAGTTCAAGGACGGCAACAGGCTGTACTCTGACCTCACCGGGGATATCTACGACAAGATGCACGGCATGGGGTATATCGTCGGCGTGTATGACATGGGTCGCAACGTGATCCATTGCGGCCCGGCCAACGTTACCGCGGGACAGATCAACGACATGATCAAGAACTATCTTGAGAATGTTCCTTTGGACCGCAGTCTGACCGGGGATACCGTTGTTAACAAGGTGCTCAGGGCTGTCTGGCCGTGCGCCAAGCGTGGAAATTCAATGTAAGGGGTGGCAAGTGGTAACGATTCAATTGATGTTGAAAGAGATTCGGCGCCGTGGCCTCAGCCAAGAGCAGATTGGGCAAAAGGTCGGCGTTTCTCAAGCTGCCATTTCCCGCCTGATGAGCGGGGCAACCCAGTGCAATTACTCTCAGGGCCTGAAGATCAAGCAGTTGTACGAGACGTTCATACCGGCAGAGAAGTGGACAGAGGACAAGGCCAAGGCCAAAATTGAAGATCTGAAGAGGGCTTTGGTTGTGGCGCAGGGCAACTTTGAGGAGTCCCAAGCCCATGCTCAACAGCTGGAGAAGAGGATCAATGCCATGAAGGGGCGGCGGTGCTGGCTGTGCCGGGTAAAGCTTTTCTTTAGGGGGTGATCATGAGCACGGAAGAGGATGACGCATTCGAGGCCATCGAGAAAGCGCAGGGCTGGCGCAAGCGGCAGATAGCAGACAAGGTGGACGTAGATCCATACACGACCAAGGTCAGGAACGATACCATCGAGGAGGTAGCCAAGGCTATCGAGAAGTTCAAGGGCGCATTCGGCCCGTCCACGACGGACAGCTTTGCCATCTACATCAGGGGGATGAAGCGATGAAAGATATTTCTCAGGGCGCCGTGGCAAACGGATTGATGGGCGAGATATTGAAAGTCATCAACAATTACGAAGGCACGCTGTTCGTTCCGACTGCGCTTGGCGTGTTGGAATTGGTCAAGATTCAATTGGTGCTGGAGCACGTACAAAAACAGAAAGGAAATGAGCCTTGAAAGACATTTCTCAATGGACGGTGCGGCCCAAGGGCGAGCCCAAGAAGCCGACCAAGAAAGAGATCAGGGAAAAGGCAGAGGCGGAGTATCGGTACTGGTTGGCAATGCTGCAAGCCCACGAGGTTTTGTGGAATTCCAAGTGGGAGTCGGCCAAGAACCCGTTCATATCTTGGCAGGAGTACAAGCAGGACCGGCCAGCCAGGGCGAAGATCCTCGGCCCGTACCTGAAAGCCAAGGAAGCTTACCTGTCCACGAGAGAGAGGTCATGAGCGTATTGACAGACCGCCTGCGGAATGTACAATGAAGTGCAGATATGTGCACTGACTGACCGATGGTAACGTTACCATTGGTGTGACAAAATGAGTATCAAAGTATTAAACCAAGAGGAGGAAGATATGAGCAAGTTGAACGACACTGTGCGCACCTATCCCCGCACTTTGATGGAGGCATTTCCAAGTCATGAGCCGTATGCGATCGAGCACTACAAGCGCAGGGTTCGGCCGTGGCCATGGCTGCTGGTGGCGGCCTTGGGATGGGGATATCTATGCTGGCATTTAGTGTAGAGACCCCGCCGCACTGCTCGCACAGATGGGAAGAGATGTCGCCCCCACTACCGGGGTGCGTCATCTACCGGTGTACTCGGTGCACAGAAATGAGAATGGTATTAACGGAGAAGTCGAATGACACAGAAAAAAACTGCGATCCTGAAAGAGGCGCACAAGAAGTTTGAAGAGATTCTGGCGGTCAAGGGGTTGGACTTTGCTTGGGATGGCAAGAAGTACAACACCGTGAACATCCAGACCAAGTGGCGCTACTTTGCCCTTGGGTTTCTATCTAACAACAAGGGGAAGTAAATGTTTGACGCAACGAAACCATTGAACATATCGGCCATCCGCATTGACGGTGGCACGCAATCGAGGAGCCGCATCCTGCAAGATATGGTGGACAACTATGCCGAAGCCATGTTAGAGGGTGCAGAGTTCCCGCCTATCGTTGTATTCTTTGATGGCAAAGAGTACTGGTTGGCGGACGGTTTCCACCGTTACCATGCAACGCGAAAGAACAAGCGCGCCAGCATTGTGGCCAACATCATCAAGGGCACGGTGCGTGACGCCATTCTGTATTCGTTTGGCGCCAACGGCATGCACGGCATGCAGATGACCAACGAAGACAAGCGCCGTG